GGACGGCAGGTACTGGCGCTGAGGTTGGCCCTGGGTCTGGAACGCCCCGTATCGGACATGAGGTGCTCGCGGTTGTTAGCGCGGGTGCCGGAATCGCCGGGCTGACGCTCGCGATGGTTAGCAAGAACCAGCCCGTAACGGGCGACTCCATCCCGAAACGGGAGCTGCACATGGCCGGACGTGGTCCCCAACCGAAGAATCCGAGTCGACGGGCAGGTCACTCGAAGGATCCGCATTCGACGACGGTCCTCGAGATGGAACGGGCCGTGCAGCCGGAGTTGCCGTCGGTGATGCCGGATGGTGAACCGTGGCCGGAGTTGACCCGCGAGTGGTGGGCGATGTGGGGACGGTCCCCGTTGTCGAACGAGTTCGGCGAGTCGGATTGGAACGAACTGCGCGACACGGCGATCTTGCATGGCCGGCTGTGGCGGGGCGACCCTCGGGTGGCGCCGGAGCTCCGTCTGCGGGTCGCGAAGTTCGGGGCGACACCGGAGGACCGGGCACGCTTGCGGATCCAGTTCGCCCATGCCGACGAAGCCGACGCGAAACGCCCCGATGCGACACCGGGTGAGCGGCGTCCGTTGATGGCTTTGCCCGAAGTCGGCTAGTGCCCTGGGCGCCGTCGGTGCCGGGTGAACTCCCGACGCTCGGCCATTACGTCATCAAATGGATCGCGCAGACCCTGTCCGCACCGGACAAAGCGGACTACGAGCCGTTCGTTTTGTACCCGGAGCAGGAAGATTTCGTTCTCCGCTTCTACGAGCTCGACCCTGAGATGGGGAAACGGAAGTACCGGCGGGCGGTCATCAGCCGGGCTAGGGGTTGGGGGAAGTCGCCGTTCCTCGCCGCGATCGCGTGTGCCGAAGCCCTCGCGGATGTTGTACCTGACGGGTGGGACAGTGACGGGCAGCCGGTAGGGAAACCGTGGTGCACGGTCCGGACCCCGTTGGTGCAGATCGCGGCGGTGTCGGAGACGCAGACGAAGAACACTTGGTCGCCGCTGCTCGAGATGTTGCAGGGGCCTGCACTCGACCGGTACCCGGGCCTCGAGATTCTTGACACGTTCGTCAACCTGCCCCGCGGCCGCATCGAACCGATCACCTCGAGCGCCCGGACGGTGAAGGGGAACCGGCCCGTCTTCGCCGTGTTGGACCAGACCGAGGAATGGGTCCAGTCGAACGGCGGGCACCGCCTCGCCGAGACGATGCGGATCAACGCCGCGAAGATCGGCGGCACCACGATCGAGTCGCCGAACGCCTACACCCCCGGCGAGGAATCCGTCGCCGAGATGTCCCACCAATACTGGGGTGAGATCCGCGAAGGCACCGCTACCGACGACGGCCTCTACTACGACCACCGCGAAGCCCCCGCCAGCACGGACATCTACGACCACGAATCCCGCCACGCCGGCCTCGTCTACGCGTACGGCGACTCCGCGGACGTGAATGGCGGTCACGCCCCGATCGACGTCCTCGAACGCACCCTGCAGGACCGGAACATCCCGACCCAGAAGTTGCGGGCCGACCTGTTCAACCAGATCACCCACAGCTCCGATGCGTGGATCTCCCAGGTCGAATGGGCTGCCCGCTATGTGGACAGGGTCGTTGAGGACCGCTGCCCGATCTGCATCGGGTTCGACGGTTCCGCCGGCAGGACGAAAGGCACCGCCGACGCGACTGCCCTCATCGCGGTCACGATGGACAACCACTACTTCGAGCTCGGTGTGTGGGAACAACCCGCCGGGCCGGCGGGCCGAACATGGACAGCTCCCGGGACCGAGATCGAAGCCGCCGTGCGGATGGCGTTCTCGACGTATCAGGTTGTCGGGTTCTTCGCCGACCCGGCCCTGTGGGAAGACCACGTCGCCCGCTGGGAAGCCGAATACCACGCCAAGCTCACCGCGTACGCGACCAGGGAACATCCGATCCGGTTCAACACGAACCGGCTCACGTTGGTCGTCTCGGCGCTCGAGCAGTTCCGGTCCGAGATCGTCAACGGTGAGATGACCCACTCCGGTGAGTCGGCGATGACGCGCCACTTCTTGAATGCCCGTCTCCGTAAGTTGGGGACCGCCGGGTACGGGATCAAGAAGGAGCACGCCACCTCGGACCGCAAGATCGACGCCGCCTACGCGGCGCTGTTGGCGGGTCTCGCCCGCCGCGACGCGGTCGCGAAGGGCTGGGGTCAGACGCACACCACCCACGCCCCGTATCTCATCCAGTAGCCCGGGAGGGTCACGTTGATCGACTCTCAACAACCCGGGACCCCCGGATGGCGACTCGACCGGCTCGTCAAGAAACTGGCCGAGCTCCGCCCCGAATACCAGCGGCTCGACGACTACTACACCGGTGTCGCCGCGTGCCCGCAGTTGGCGACCGCCCGGGCGCGTGAAGCATTCCGCAGGCTCATGTCGATCAGTCGCACGAACTACGCGGAGCTGGTCGTCGAAGCGGTACGGGAACGGTTGAAGCCGGTCGGGTTCCGTACCGGCGCCGACGGTGACGAGAACGGCGACAGCGAAGCGTGGCGGATCTGGCAGGCCAACCAACTGGACGCGGACGCGGCGATCGTCCACCGGTGGGCGTTGACGATGCGCGACGCCTACTGCATCGTCGGACCCGTCGACCCCGAAATCGGCGCGCCGCTCATCTCGATCGAAGACCCCCGGTACATGACCGTCGAATACGACCCGGCCCGCCGCAGGAAGGTCACCGCCGCCGTCAAGCTGGTCTGCAATCCGGACCTCGGCCTCGATGTCGCCTATCTCTACCTGTTGCAGAACGGTCGGGCGTGGGTTCTACGAGCGGCGCGATCGGCGGGGACGCACGAGTTCGCTTCGATCGACGGGATGGAATGGGTCGACGAACAGCGACTCCCCTTCGACACGATCCCTGTTGTCGGGTTCCACAATCAGATGTCTGACCGTTCGTGGGGCGAGTTCGAGAAGCACATCGCCACGTTGGATCGCATCAACTATGGGATCTTGAACCGGCTCGAGATCGCGACGCTCCAGGCGTTCAAGCAACGGGCGTTGAAGGGCGGACCGACCCACGATCCGGTGACGGGTGAAGAGGTCGACTACGCGGACATTTTCGCGGCGGGTGCCGGGGCGATCTGGAAACTTCCCGACGGGGCGGACATGTGGGAGTCAGGTCAGGTCGACCTCGGCCCGTTGCAGAAATCGATTCGTGACGATGTCCAAGACCTCGCCGCCTCAACACGGACGCCGCTCTTCTACCTGACCCCCGACGCGGCGAACGGCTCCGCGGAAGGCGCTTCGCTCGCCCGCGAGGGTCTGGTGTTCAAGGCCGAGGACCGGCAGACCGAGTTCGGCGAATCATGGGAACAGGTCGAATCGTTGGCGTTTCTGTACCAGGGCGACCAGCAGCGCGCTTCGCGTGGTGACATGGAAGTGATCTGGGCGCCGGTCGAACGGTTCTCGCTGGCCGAGAAGTACGACGCCGCGAGCAAGGCGGGTCCGGCTGGGGTGCCGTGGCGGACGACGATGGAACAAGTCCTCGGCTACAGCCCGCAGCAGGTTGACCGGATGGAAGCTGAACGCACCGCCGACGCGCTTCTCTCACCCGAAACCGCGCCGGCAGTTACCGGGTTCCCGCCGGGCTCGAGCACCACCACCGTCCCGGTCCCGGTCGGTGGATGAACTCACCCGCAGATTCCAACGTCGAGTCGCGCTGATCGGTGACCGTGCCGCGCTCCTCACCGGTGGCCACTGGAAACAGCTTCCCGGCTACGACGAGGCGGACATCCCCACGTTCGCGAGAACCGCGGGACCGACCCTCGCAGGAGCGAAAGCCGCGGCGGTAGCAACCGGCGTCGGTTACTACGCCACCCGAGCGAAGATCCGCCCACCATCAGTGAATCCTCGGAAGGTGAAGATCGACGTGTTCCACCGGGAACCGTTCATCGCCTACTGGAACGCCCTGTCTTCCGGTGTGCCACGCGACACCGCGGTCGAATCCGGTATCGCCCGCGCCGGCGCGATGGCCCGCAACCTCGCGATCTCCGCCTCACGCCTCGCTGCGCCGCTCGCCCTCGCCCGCCGGCCGCCCGAGTTCTGGATCCGTGTCCCCGACGGCGGCGCCTGTGACTGGTGCCTCGAAGTCGCCGACGCCGAATACCGCACCGCCGACGCCGCAGACATCGGCCATGACCGGTGCGGCTGCAGCATCGACCCCGCCTACTAGATCCCTGACCCGATACGGGTCGTCCGAACATCCCGATACGGGAGGAACCCCGAATGCCGGAAGCTGCCGATACGGCAACCAGCGAAACCGATGCGCCGACCAACACCGAACCTGAGACCGATACGGTCGACTGGAAGGCCGAAGCCGAGAAGTTCAAGGCGCTCCACAAAAAGCAAGAGGAACGCGCGAAGGCCAACGCGACAGCCGCCAAAGAGCTCGAGGCTCTCCGGCAATCCGCGATGTCCGAGACGGAGAAGGCAGTCGCGGAAGCCCGCGAAGCCGGCATCCGCGAAGGTCGCACCGCAGGACTCGAACGCATCGTCGCCGCAGAAGTGCGCGCGGCCGCGGCGGGACGCGGTGTCGACATCGACGCGCTCCTCGAAGGCGTGAACGTCGCAAGGTTCGTCACCGAAGACGGTGAACCGGACACCGACGCGATCGGCTCATGGGTGGAACGGATCGCACCAGCAACAACCGAGGACCCGCGGCAGTCGCCACTGTCGCAGATCGACCTCGGCCAGGGGAGTCAACCGGCGAAGACCGACCCCGGTCTCGACGCCTTCACGCGCTCACTCGTCGACAAGGTCGGCGGGCCGATGCCCTCCCGATAGGACCCCAACATGGCAACGACCATCGCGGCAGCGACCAAGCTGTCCGACTTCAATGCGGGATTCCTCCCGCCCACCCTGACCGACTACATCTTCGAGCGTGCCGCTCAACAGTCGGTCCTCATGCAGCTAGCGCCGCGCGTCCCGCTCGGCCTCAACGGCTCCGCGATCCCCGTCGTCACCTCCCGGCCCCAGGCCGGATGGGTGTCGGAAGCCGCGGCGAAGCCGAAGACCAAGGGCGGCGTCGACCTCAAGTCGATCACGTCGGTGAAGCTCGCGGCGATCATGGTCGACTCGGTCGAGGTCATCCGCCTCAACCCGGGCGGCTACGTCACCCGGATGCGTGACCTGATGGCCGAAGCGTTCGCCATCGCGTTCGACCGTGCCGGTTTCCACGACGAGGGTCCCGACGGCACCGCCGGCGGTGGTCCGTTCGCCACCAACCTCGACGGCGCCACGAAGGTGTCCGAGATCGGCGCCGCGAACGCCGCTGCTGGTGGTGTCCACACGGACCTCATCAACGCGATGACCGACATCGTCTCCGACACCGACTCGACCGGACGCCGCTATCGGCTCACCGGCTTCGCGCTCGACGCGGTGCTCGAGCCGGTGCTCCGAGGATCGGTCGACTCGACCGGCCGGCCGCTCCTCTCGGACCTGCCGACCAACGCGAACTCGTCCGCGATCGGGCTCGGCCAGGGTTCGATCCTCGGTCGTCCCGCGTTCGTCGGTGAGGGTGTCGCCACGGCGGACCTCACCTCGGTCGTCGGCTACGCCGGTGACTTCAAGCAGTGCGCATGGGGTGCCAGCGGTGGCATCGAATACACCACCTCGACCGAAGGCACCGTGACGATTAACGGGGAACTCGTGTCCCTGTTCGAGAACAACCTCGTCGCGTTTCGCGCCGAGGCGTGGTACGGCTTCCTCGTCCCCGACGTGGCTGCCTTCTCGAAGCTCACGAACGTCGGCAACTCGCCGGTCACCTCGAGCTGAACGTGACGTGCCCTGCGGCTTCGGTCGCGGGGCACGGTCGCGTCGGAGGGTTAGATGGATCCGCTCGCCACCCCCGACGACATCGAAGCGCGCCTCGGCCGGCCGCTCACCCTCGACGAAGAATCCCGCGTCGATTCACTCCTCGCCGACGCGTCCGCGAACGTCCGGCGAGTCAGCACACAGATGTTCACCCTCGTCGCGGATGACGAGGTCACACTCCGCCGCGGTCGGCACGGCAAAGTCCGATTGCCGCAACGCCCCGTCGTCTCCGTGACATCGGTCGAAGACATCAACGGCAACGACGTCGCGTACCGGCGCGTCAACGAGGTACTCAATCTCAACGTCTGGCCGCTCAACTCGTTCGAGATCGAACCGTACCGGTACGGCCCACCCGACGAGGTCGTCGTCACCTACACCCACGGAGGCGACGTCCCCGACCAGATCGTCGGTGTCGTCTGCTCGGTCGTTGCCCGGGCGCTCGGTCAGACCCCGACCGAGGCTGGCGTCATCCAGGAATCCATCGACGGGTACAGCCAACAGTTCGGGTCGGTGGGTGCGCAAGGCCCGCTCGGGATGCTCGCCTCCGAACGCGAAACCTGCGAAGCGTTCCGTCGACCGTCGTCACCGATCCTGATGGACGCATGAGCATCACCAAGTTTTTTGTCCGCGACGCGACCGTGTTCCATCCGGCGCTCGTCGCGTCCTACGGGGACGGCACCCGACAGGACTTCGTCACCGCGACGACCGAGACCGTCAACGGCTGGCTCTACCAGCTGACCGAGGCGGAACTTGTCGGCGCGAACCGTGACGGGACGACCGCGACGCATGTGTTCCGCTGCCCGCTCGACTCGAATATCATCGCGAGCGACCGGCTCGTCATCGACGGCATCCGGTACGACGTGACCGGCCCGCCCGCCCGGAACAGCTACGGGAAGAACATCCACCTCCGTGTCCCGTTGCGGACAACGGACGGGTGAACGTCCTCGGGATTCTCCCGCAATACCCGCCGTGGTCGCGCGTCGGCTCGTGGCTCACCACCCACGACTACCTCGCCGGCATGGTCGCACGAGGTCACACCGTCGACGTCGTATGCCTCCAGATGCGTGAGGAGCCATACGAGCTCGACGGGGTGAACGTCTACCCCAACGGCTCGGAAGTCCCCCGACCGGACGTCGTCGTCTCACACCTCGGAGACCGGGGGCACGGCGCGAACTTCGCCGCGAAGTTCGATGTCCCGTCGATCCGATTCGTTCACGGCCACGCCCCCGACAATGCGATCCTGCTCGACCAGGGCCGCACCGACATCGCCATCTTTTCCTCGCAGGCGCTCGCCGACGACACCGGATGGGACGGACCGCAGATCGTCGCCCATCCGCCCATCTTCCCCGACCGGTACACGACCGAGCCGGGGACGAAGGTCACGCTCTCCAACTTGTCGTCGGACAAGGGCGGGCTCCTCCTCGGATGGATCGCGGACGCCCACCGGGATGTCGAGTTCCTCGGTGTGCGTGGCTGGGGTCGGCAGATGCTCCAACAGCCGCCGAACGTCGAGATCATCCCACCCTCCGTGGACGTCCGCGACATCTACGCACAGACCCGCATCTTGCTCATGCCGTCGATCCGTGAGAGCTACGGGCGGGTCGGTATCGAAGCCGCGTGTTCGGGTATCCCGACCATCGCGCACCCATCTCCCGGGCTTGTCGAAGCGTTGGGCGACCATGCGACGTGGGTCGACCGGTACGACCGCCAAGGATGGTTCGACGCTGTCGGTGAGCTCGGTGACCCTGACGCGTGGAAGACCGCGTCGCGTGAGGCACGGCGCGCGGTGCAATCCGACCCGGACGCGACGGTCGACGGAGTCTGCGACGCGCTCGAGGGGAAGCGGTGCTTCGTCCGCGTGTAGTCGTCCTCGTACCGCGTAGGGCGGACGACGGCCGCAGAGACCTGCTCTGGGGGTATGTGCGGGCACGGTGGACCGGCTGGGACGTCCACGAAGGCCACCACACCGAAGGACCGTTCAACCGGTCGGCTGCCATCAACCAGGCGTCCCGCTCCGCCGGGGATTGGGACGTGGCAGTCATCGCCGACTCGGATTCGTTCGTCGGTTACGAGCAGCTCCAACAGGCGATCGACGGCGCGGAACGGACCGGGCAGCTCTGGCTCGCCTACGACGTGTTCATGTCGCTCGACAAGCCGATGACGGACCGGATCCTCGCCGGCTACACCGGTCCGTGGGAACCGGGTGTCGAACTCCGGCTGGAGGGGACGTGCTCGTCGGTCCTGTGCGTACCGCGCGCCCTCTGGGACCGCGTCGGCGGCTTCGACGAAGGGTTCGTCGGATGGGGCGCGGAAGACGTCGCGTTCTGGGTCGCGACCGACGCGCTCGGCGGCGGCTTCCACCGTGTCCCCGGACCCGTGTGGCATCTCTGGCACGACAAGAGCCCCGACACGCTCGAAGCATCCGAACATCGGAAAGCCGGCTGGGCACGCCTCGACCGGTACGGACAATGCGAACGCGACCCGGTGAAGGTCGCTGCTCTGCTCGCCGAGCTGGGAGTCACGCATGATTCCGCCGAGGCTGGTTCGCACCGTCCCTGAGGTGACAACGGCTGAGGTTGAACGGTTCTGGGATGAAGCGCAGCAGCTTCATCCCGACTGGGAGTGCGTGACCCATAGGGACCCCATCGACCCGGCCCACTTCCCCCGCACCGCACCCCACTGGCCGTACTGCAAGTCGGGAGCGCAACTCGCAGGTCTCGTCCGCCTCGAGACCCTCTGGTTACACGGCGGCATCTACATCGATAGCGACATCGAACTGTTCCGGCCCCTCGACCCGCTGCTGACGCTCGCATGTTTCGCCGCGTGGGAAGACGAGAACACGGTCCCCGACGCGGTCATGGGCGCGACCCGTCACCATCCGGCGATCCTCGCCTGTCTCGTCCTCGCGATCCGCCGGCTGCATGGACTCTCCACCGACTGGTCAACCGGCAACGGTGCATGGTCGACCGGCCCGGGTGTCACCACAACGATCCTGCCGTTCGCTGACGGGGTGACGTTGCTCGGCCCTGAATCGTTCTTCGGGGTTCACTATTCGGAGAAGCAGAACCTCGGCGAGTTCGATCCTGGGCAGCATCCCGACGCGTACGGGCTTCATCATTGGCACGCGTCCTGGTTGTGAGACTCAACCTGGGTGTCGGACCGCACGCCGACCCGTCCCCCGACGTCGTCAACGTCGACTGGCGACCGTTCCCCGGTGTGCAAGTCGTCCACGATCTCGACATTCACCCGTGGCCGTTCACCGACGGGCAGTTCACCGAAGTCCGCGCCGTCCAAGTCTTCGAACACTTACGCGACCCGGTCGGGTTCATGGCCGAAGCCCACCGCGTCCTCGAGCCCGGCGGCACGTTGAGAATCTCGGTGCCGCACTGGCAGTCGAACAACAGCTACACGGACCCGACCCACCTGCGGCACTGCACCGAACGGACCTGGGACTACTGGGTGCCCGGTACGCAGCTTCACGCCGAGTCCGCGTACGCGGGTGACGCGGTGTTCGTGAAGGAATCGGTTGTCCGCAACGGCGACGACATCGACGCAGTGCTTAGGAGGTTGCCGTGACTATCCGCATCGTCCTCAACTCGGCCGGCGTCCGCCAACTCCTCCAAGAACCCGGCGTCAAAGCCGACCTCAAAGAACGCGCCGACCGGGTCGCGGCGGTCGCATCGGCGGAGATGGAACAACCCGAAGGGATGCTCGTCGACGAAGCCTCCGACGCGATCCGTGCCCGGTATGTGGTCATCACCGCGAACGCCGAGGCGATGCGCGGCGAAGCACTCGACCGCAGGCTGACCCGTGCCGTGGACGCAGCAAGGTGAGTTTCGCCTGGCAGCCCTCCGCCGTCCTCTTCGGCGACGTCGAGCTCGCCGTCATCACCCGACTGCAGGACACGCTCACCGACGTCGGCGTGTACGACACAGTCCCCAAAGCCAACTCGTCGCTCATGCCGTACGTCACCGTCAACCGATTGGGCGGGACCCGCTCGTCCATCGTCTCGGAGGACGCCACCATCGGTATCGAAGCGTGGGCGACCTCCTGGGAATCGGCGCTGGCTACCTGCCAGGCCGCACGGTTCGCGGTCCACGGGATGCCCGGCCAGTCGTTCGCCGGGGTCGGGATCGTCCGGGTCCGCGAGTTCGCCGGCCCCGCCCGGCTACCCGACCCGAACAGCGACAACAAGCGGTTCGTCATGACGTTCTCCATCACCGCCCGCAACACCTAACACCCCAATACCCCGAACATCTGAAAGGGGCCCACCGTGGCCGACAGCAGCGCAAACGTAGTCATCCAAGCCACCGGAGAGATCTACGCCATGCCCACCGGAACCAGCGGACCGACGAGCGCGATCTCGTCCCTGTCCGCCTGGAACTCCGGCATGGTCGGATACATCGGCGAGGACGGCGTCACCCAGACCATCGCGACCGAATCGACCGAGATCAAGGCATGGCAGAACGCGGACGTCGTCGCGACCGTGTCGACGTCGCACAAGCTCACCTACCAGTTCCCGTTCCTCGAGATGAACGACGTCACCCTCCCCCTCTACTACGGCAGCGCGGACCAGTCGGCGGAGACGTCGGCGGTGCAGATCAACATCACCGGTGTGGCGCTCCCCCACAAGTCGTGGGTCATCGACGTCATCAACGACACCGCGAAGGTCCGGATCTACATCCCGGACGGGCAGATCACCGAACGTGGCGACACGGTCTACGCGAACAGCGCGGCGACGGTCATGCCGGTGACGATCACCTGCTACCCGGTGCTCGGCATCAAGGCATACAAGTGGGTCGACCACGACACCACGGTGAGCTCGTGAAGTATTCGATCGACCAGGCCATCGCCGAACGCGAGGACCGCGAACCGTTCGAAGTCGAGTTCGGGGGGGAGCTCTACACGCTCCCACCCCGGCCCGACATTCGTGCCGACGCCGCCCTCGCCGACGGCCGGCTCGAGGAAGGCATGCGGCTCCTGTTCGGTGTGGACGCGTGGGAGGCAATCAAGGCGTCGCCGGAGGTTCTCGACGACGCAGCGTTCCTCGACATGTACCGCGCGTACCAGGCGCACACCGGGGACCCGGCGGGGGAAGACGGAGCCTCACCGAGTTCCTCGCCGAGCACGGTGAGGCCGTCGAAGCGGACCTCGCGCAGTTCTACCCCGGAACGCATCTAGCGGACCTCGGCACACCGACGCTGTCATGGCGACGGCTCGGGGTGCTGATCCGCCACTTGCCGCGCACATCGCGGACGCTCCGAGAACTGGAACCGGCGAACGCGTGGGACGACGGCGAGTATCTCCTTGCCGCGATCCTCGACGCGTTGCACGGTGCGAACTGGCAACGCAGCGGCGACCAAAAGGCGGCAAGGCCGAAGCCGACGCCACGCCCCGGAGACGAACCAGAACCGACGCTGGGGACCGCTGTCCCGCTCACCGAGTTGCGCCGCCGGCTACACCCAGAAGAGTTCGAGGAGGTGACGGATGGCGGTTGAACTTGCGACCGGGTTCGTCTCCCTCACTGTCTCCGCGAGGGGCATCCAGAACGACATCGCTAAGGAGTTCAAAGGCGCCGACAAGATCGCAGGCGACGCGGGCAAACAAGCTGGCGGCGAGTTCGGCCAAAAGTTCTCCGATGGTTT